ACATGCGTTTACAATATCTTGAAAAAGAAGTAAATGAAATAATTGAAGATATGAAGGAAAATGATTAATGAAACTAGACTGGAACAAAATAGTATCAAATGCAGTTACCGTATTGGTAGCAACTGTATTCATGGGCGCAGCATTGCAACTATGGAATGGTGTGCAGACAATTGACTCTCGTATTGATGCAAACCTAGTGGATATCAAAGCAACTCAAAGTGTACTAGCACCAAAGGTAGACTCAATCGAACAACGCCTTGCAGAGATACTTGAACACTTAGATCATGGTGACGAGATCAATTTTGATGTACCAGAAAAAGGTTCTCTTGAATTAATTGATGATGAGAGATTTAGCAACCAAATGATACAACAGCAGCAAAGAACACCAAGAAGATAATATGTACGAATACAAAGCAAAGTTAGTAAGAGTAATAGATGGTGATACTATTGATTGTTACATAGACTTAGGATTCAATATCCATATAAAAGAACGTGTGAGGTTGCGAGGGATCGACACACCAGAGACAAGGACAAGAGATCTAGATGAGAAGAAGCGAGGTATAGCAGCGAAAGAAAGAGTAATTGAATTATTCGAAGGTGTGAATGAGTTTGTAATACAAACAGAGATACACAAAGGGAAGTATGGAAGAACAATAGGAGAAGTGATACTACCACTTCATAACAAATCACTCAACCAGATATTATTGGATGAAGGACATGCGGAGATATATTGGAAATGAAATCATTCAAACAATATCTTGAAGAAGTTATTAAGGTTCCAATCAAGATTGGAGATGTTGTCTTGGGTGGAAAATTCAAAAACAAAAAGATCACCGTCAAGTCTATAGGGAAGAATGAGAAGGGTGATATCACGATCAACGGTAAACCTCTATTGAAGTATAGAATAATATGAAGTCATTTAGCACATACATCACGGAAGCATTTGAGAAGCCATACAATTGGAGATTGATGTCAGATAAGGATGACAGGGTGAGATATATGTGGACTACTGACAGTGGCCTCATTTATGATGCATCCGCAACAAAATATTTAAATAAGGATGCATGGGATTTTAATTTTTATGCTCATGTACCAGTGAAGAAGAAAGGAAAAGAGTATACACAAGTAACAACAGGAGAGACAGAAACTGGTGATGCTTTTAGAGTGTTTGCTACTGCTGTATCTGTCCTCAAAGATTTCATAAAAAGAAAAGACCCAGTTCAGTTTGAATTTACTGCATTCAAGTCAAAAGAAGAATATCTTGGCACAAAGAAAAAAACAAGCAGAGCCAGTTTGTATAAAAAGATGGTGACTAGGTTTGCAAGAGGTGTTAGGTATACAGTAGAGTATGGTTGGGGTGAGCGTGGTGATACATGGACATTTACAACAACAGATTCAAGAAAATTTGATATAGATAAAAAACCTGTAATCTCGATAGGAAGATTGAGATGAAGTTTAATTGGGACAGGACAGACATCGGAACTATCTTTATTTGGTTATTCAGAATGTTCAAGGGTATATTCAAGAGAAGGAAATGATATCATTTAAGCGACATATTTTCGAAGCATCGATAGATGAGATATTACCCCGTAATATCCGTAGTGCTATTACTAGAGGTGGTGGTAAGATATATCAAATTGGTGGTGCAGTACGAGATGAACTGATCGGAGAAGTTTCTAAGGATCTAGACCTATTGGTTACTGGTGTGGAATTGTCTGACTTAGAAAAAAGATTAACACCATTTGGTAAGGTAGATGTTGTCGGAAAATCATTTGGTATCCTCAAGTTCAAGGGAGAGGGTACAGACGAATATATTGACATATCAGTTCCAAGGGTAGACTCCAAAAGTACGGGTAAGGGACATAAGGAGTTTGAAATCAAACTTGGTAAGGGTATCAGTCTAGAGCAGGATCAATTGCGTAGAGATTTCTGGATGAATGCTATTGCTAAGGACATCGAGACAGGAGAACTAACGGATGTAGGGGGACAGGGGAAGTTAGATATAGAGAATAAACAAGTAAGGATGATCAACCCCAAAGCATTTCAAGAAGACCCTCTAAGGATGCTAAGAGCAATTCAATTTGCAGCAAGGTTTGGATTCAAGATAGAACCAAAGACACTGAAAGAGATAGAGAGGAATTCTAAACTAGTAACAACAGTAGCACCAGAGAGAATCCAAGAAGAACTTCGAAAGATGTTCGAAAAGGGTAAAGTTCCAAGTAGGGGTGTAAGTTACATGTGGTCTACAGGAATATTAAAGCACCTATTCCCCAAAGCACCTAGAGGGATAGACACCAAGACAATAAACAAACTAGACAAGTCAGCATTTCCAGCATTCATAGCAATATTGTTATATAACTATGGTTCAGAAGCAGGTTCAGTTGCAAAAACTGGACTGAACCTTTCTAACAGCGATACGAAAGCAGTAGATGCTGTAATAAAATTTGATGATAAAGGAATTCGTATGGATGACTTTTCTTTGATTCAATTCACTGCAAAGAAGCCACAAAACATTATGGATAATCTTGATGCATATGCAATCGCTAGTGGAGATAAAAAATTTGCCCCCTCTACTAGATTAGCAAATATAAAGAGACAGGGAAAACCCATCAACCTGAAACAACTGAAAGTGGGTGGTAGAGATTTGACTTCGATTGGATTGAAAGGTAAAAATGTTGGTAATGCACTACAATACTTACTTCGATATGCAGTGAAAACAGGGAGAACTGCTAAGGTTGACTTGATCAAAAAAGCAAAACAAAGATATCAAATTAGAGAAATGTTATCATTCATTCAATACATCACAGAAGCAGATACAGTTGGTCATACACTTTGGATTGATCCGAAGGGTAAGATATATGATATGGGTAGCATTGAAGGTAATACTCATTTTAACTGGATGTATAAAAATTGGAAAAAGCACATGAAGAGTCCTATACCTGATAGAACTAATAAAAAAGATGTAAGAAGAGTATATGATGAACCATTTGAAAAAGGATGGGTACGAGTCAGAAACTTTTATAACTCTTTAGATGTTGAAGGTACACCACAAGCATTAAGACGAAATAGAAGTGTAGGAAAAACGGTCATGGGTCTAGTTGATGATGGAATGGTGCGTCCAGATAAACCTTTTGTTTATTTTGATGTATGGGAGAAGGACAAGACGGATAGAAAGAAAGATAAGATGTTTCGATTACCAGATGAGTACGATGATGCAAAGAAGTACGCAGCATGAAGTCATTTAAGCATTACATCACAGAAGCAAAGGCATGGACATTGAATATGCTCAAGGTTGGGGATGTTGTTGAAATGGGTAAAGGTGTTGCTACCATCACAAAGATAGAATATGTGACAAGAGAAAAAGATATGATCATAGTTGATTTTAAATATGATGACCCCAAGTACGGTAAAGGTACTTTTAGAAAAGAACAGATACTGCCAGGTAAACTATATGGTAAACAAAAGATTATTAAGGTAGTTCGTAAAGGTAAGACACTACGACCATGAAATCATTTAAACAATACATCACGGAAGATTTTCATACCAAATGGAAACACAAAGAACCTAAAAAAGCAGTTGAACAATATGTAAAGGTATTTGGAACACCAGACGAAACTGGTAAGGATTTTGCAAAATGGAACAACATAGCAAATATTGGTGGCCCTACAATTATTAAGGACGAAGAAATTTCTCATAAAGAACCAGTAAAACACATTGATTTTATTTACTCTACAAGGGCAATAAGAGTTCCTGCTGATAAAGTCGGTGTCCTAGCAAAATCATCTGGATCAATTATGGTAGATCAATTGAAGGGTGAAGTAACAGCGAGATGTCACTATTTGATAAAGAATGCAGTAACATTAGGATTTGTTGATGATGTAGTGGCTGATAAAATTCCAGATGACAAAGCACGAAATGAATATGCAAAAAGAATCAAAAATAATATTACCCCTGATTGGTTTGATGATCCCCTAGACGAATATAAAAAAACTCTTTCTGTTGATGTAGCACATCATTTAGAGATTAACAAATGAAATCATTTAAACAATACATCACGGAAGCAAAAAAACCAGAGGTAAAGGGATATGTAAACAAATCTGGTAAGATGGTTATGTGGAGGTTTGGTAAAGATCTTAGACCATATCATATTGAAGGTGTTATTAAAAACGCAAGAAAATTTAAATTAGATGAACACGATATCAAGTTCATCATGGCACAGGCTTGGGGATTCGATCCTGATGACGATGAAGTTGAAAATGCATATGATGATTTAAAAAATGGAGAGGTTGATTATAATAAAGATATTGAAAGATATCTAAATGATAAAGGATGGGCGAGAGTGGTGATTGGAACCTATAGTAGTATTGAAATGAGAGAATCAGAAGACTCTAGAAGTTTACATGCAGTAGCAAAAGCACTCGATAAAAAGTATGGAGAGTCGTATATCTTTCCTTTAATCGGTTACAACACTATAACTATTGGTAAATTTGGATTCAATATTAGCAATAAGTTTGATTGGCGTCAATATATCAAGACAGGAAAGGAGCCAGGTAAGGGACGAACGGAAATCGGTAGGACAATGGCACAATTCCGTGATCATGTTGAACATCCTAGCGTGAAATCATTTACTAAATATATTATATGAAATCATTTACTAAATATATTATAGAACAATCCTCTAAATACGAATTCGTATGTGGACAGTGTTTTAAATATACATTCGAATGGAACCTAGAGCATATTCCCTCAAAGGAACAAGTTAAAAAGGGTGCGAAAGAAACACATAAGGTAGTTCATGGACTAGTTACAAATGCTTTGGATAAAACATTTGCTCATGCATGGATAGAAGATAAGGGTATGGTGTATGATAATAATATTGGAAACAAGGGTTGGCCAATAAAGAAGTATTATAAAGCGTTCAATCCACAAAAGACAAAGAAGTATACTTCAATAGAAGCACTACAAAACATGTTTAAACACAGGAATCACGGACCATGGCACAAACTATGAAATCATTTAAGCAATACATTTCAGAAACTCTTATAATAGCAGGAGGAGGTAAGAGGAATGGTCAAGTCATCATGTTGGCTGGAGGTTCTGGTAGTGGAAAATCGTTTGCTGTAACACAATTTATAGATTCTAATAATTATAAAATATTGAATCCTGATGATGTTCTAACAATGGCTGTAAAATTGGCCAATCAAGGAAAAGCATTTGATGAGTTAAAAGGAAAAGATTTAACAAAACCCGAAGATTTGGAGGTTGCATATAATATTGTAACAAAGAAAAAGAAACTTGCAGTAAGAAGGAGAGAAATATTTCTTCAAAATCAAAAACCAGGCAGATTACCAAACATCATCTTAGATAGGACATTCTCGAAGAAAGGTCAGTTTAAGACATGGGCGCATAGACTTAGGACTGCGGGATATAAACCAGAAAATATTCATGTGATATGGGTGCTAACTGATTTAGAAATTGCACTCGCACAAAATATTAGAAGAGGAAAAGCGGGAGAAAGAAATGTCCCTGCGAAAATAATTATTGGATCACATCAAGGTGCTAAAGAAGAGATGAGAGATCTGATGTTTAAACGGTTGAAGGGTGCTGCCATCAATGGTGACATTTTTGTTATCTTTGGTGGAGTAAAAAATACAATCTTCTATGGTACTCCAGAAGGAGAGTTACCATCAGGAGACACGCCAGTGGCAGTCAAAGATTTTCGTTACATAAAAGTAAAATCATCGGGGAAGAAATTCGATACAGCAGGAAACATAGCAAAAAAAATGGGATTCATTTTTAGGGATTTACAAAAGAAACAAAGTACAACTGATGATGTCGTTTAAACAATACATTGTAGAAGCAAAAAATGTACATTTGGTACACGCTGCTGATTTGTCTTTTGAAGGCACTGCAAGGATAAATCAAGCCATTAATTTTATAGAATCATTAATTGAGATGCTTAGGGGTACTTCTGGTTCAAAACTAAATGTTACTCGTAAATGGGACGGCGCACCTGCAATTATCTGTGGAAATCATCCAGAGACTGGGAAGTTTTTTGTCGGTACAAAAAGTGTATTTAATATAACACCTAAAATTAACTACACAAATGCTGACATAGATAAAAATCACGGTGGAGGTCTTGCTGACAAACTCAAGATTGCTCTAAAACATTTACCTAGTTTATCCATCACTGAAGTTTTACAGGGAGATTTCTTATTTGATTCTGGTGATTTATCAGATAAGACAATAGATGGTGAGAAATATTTAACATTTACTCCTAATGTTATAACTTATGCAGTAGAGAAGGGTGATTTACAAGATAAGATAAAAGGATCAAAGATGGGAATAGTTTTCCATACCAAGTACACAGGAAAACAATTAACCGATATGAAAGTTTCTTATAGTGTCACTGAAGCAGACTTTGGAAAATCTTCTTCTGTTTGGGCTATTGATGCTGGATATAAAGATGTTTCTGGTAAATCATCTTTCACTGAAAAAGAACATAACGCAATTATGAAACTGATACAAAAAGCAAAGACAGGTGCTACAAGGGCAAAGAAAGGATCTAGTTTAATAGCAACTAATCCTGCAATTTCTACGTTGATAAACATTTATGTAAATATGAAAGTAAAAGAAGGTAAATATTCTTTTTCTGTTAGAGAATTTATAGCATTTGTAAATGATAGAATGGAAGCACAGATAAATGCTCTAAAGATGGAAAAAGCAAAAGACCGAAGACGAAAGATACAACAGATAATGATCAAAACTTTGAGGTCTAGGTCTAATGATATTGCAAAGGTATTTCAGTTGAATAAGACTTTACAAAAATGTGTTGTGATTATCCTTAGAAAACTAGAAGAGGTAAAATCATTGAGGACATTTGTGAAGACTTCAAGTGGTTACAGAGTAACAGGTGATGAAGGGTTTGTCGCCAGTGATAAACTTGGTAAAGCAGTTAAGTTAGTTGATCGCTTAGAGTTTTCAAAAACTAACTTCACTACACCCAAGAATTGGGTAAGGGGGTAAATTATGAAAATAGAAGACGTAAACAAACCACATAGCAATACATGGACAAGGATCAACGATGATTCTAAAAAGGGTAATTGGAGAAAAAAGTTCTTAGAAGAATTTGGTGGAGAATTTATACCCAAAAAGCGTGGTATAGTAGAATGGAAAGAAAGTGAACCGCAAGAGATTCCACAAGAGATCCCTGTGGTTAAACCACGGGAAAGAATATTTTCTATAATAAACCCCAAAGGGGATATCGATGAAGTAAAAAACTTTACTAAATATTGTAGAGAAAACAAGTTAAGCAGGTCTGCTATGTACGAGGTGATGAAGGGAACGAGAAAACAACATAAGGGTTATACAGCAAAGGGAGACTAACATGAATTCATTAGCATCTATTAGTTCAGCATTTGGCACTATTTGGTTTACAATCCTAGTTTTTATTGCAGGGACCCTTATAGGTACACCACTTTGGAATTATCTTCGTAAATTTCTTCCTTGGAATAAACAGTAATTTAAAATCCTACTGCTTTCCAACGGATTATGGTAAATTTACGGAGGAGGTGATCCAAAAAGACCGATTTTAAGAGAAAGCAGTAGGCTTTCTAGAGAGCCCGCAATTGCGGGCTTTCTTTATTTATTATACATATTATATGTAATAAGGGATAATTATGGCTAAAGCAATATTTACGTTTGGAAGGTTTAATCCACCCACAAATGGTCATGGTGTATTAGCAGATAAACTAAAATCTGTTGCTAAGAGGTCTGGTGGTAAGGCTTTCATATTTACTGGTCAAAGTCACGATTCTGAGAGGAACCCTTTAGATTATAAATCAAAAATCAAATATATGTCAAAAGCATTTAAAGGAGTTACAGTTGTAAATAACTCTAGTATAAGGACATTATTTGAAGTTTTAGAATATTTAGATGGTAAATATGATGA